TAGGTGAAGACGAAGTTTATCGCGGAGGCCGTCACGACGAACATTCCTACTGTCATGACTGCTACTGGGAGCGGTACGCAAACTGCGAGTGTTGCGGTGATGATGAGCCTAGGGTTGATTGCTCAGAAGTTATGACAAGTAGCGGCTATGGTGAAACTTGGTGCGATAGCTGCTGTAGTAGTCACGCAGTAGAAGCTACGGACGGTAACCTATGGTCTGAGACTGATGTTACCTTAGTTGCCAATGGCGACTATGTAACGGAAGACGAGCTTATGGATAATTACTTCCTATGTTGCTTAGTTACAGACTGGTATCCTAACGATCAGCGTTGCGAACTCTCCAATGGGGAAGCAGCAGCCTTAGAAAGTATACAGGATCATAACAGGTTCTTTGATACTAAGTATATCTGGGAGGCTGTTAAAGGTCATTGGATTACTCCCGACGACCAAGATAATAACAATGACGTTAACTTAGAAGAAAGTGAGGCAGAAAGTGCATAGCTTAACAAGTATGCTAAAGTATAAGCGCAAGCCGCGTACTGATAGCATTAAAGATTTCTCAGAGCGGTTCTTGCATCCGACGTTCGGATTTCCAGACAAGAATGGAAACTATGAGTTAATCGTAGGTAAAAAGCCTAAGATTTGCTTTGCAGCGCATTACGATACAGTCCATAGCGACGACGGTATGCAAAACATCCAGATCAATAATCAGATAGTAACCTTAGCCAATGGCTCTAAGTCTAACTGCTTAGGCGCAGATTGTGCTACTGGTATCTGGCTTATCTTATAGATGATCGACGCAGGTATCGAAGGTGTTTACGTAGTTCACGCTGAGGAAGAGGGTGGCTGCATAGGCTCTAGCGCATTAGTAGAAAATAATCCTAAGTGGTTACAGTATATTAAAGCAGTCATAAGTTTCGACAGAAAAGACAAAGAAAGTATCATCACTCACCAAATGGGGATGCGTACCTGTTCTGATGCCTTTGCTGTTAGCTTAGACAAGATCCTTGGCTTAGGGATGCGACCTGATACAGGTGGTAGTTATACCGACAGTAACGAGTACGCAAGCCTAGTCTCTGAGTGTACCAATGTTAGCGTAGGTTATTTCGCGCAGCATACCAGTAGAGAAAGCCAAGACTTACAGTTTGCTAGTGATCTAAGAGATGCGCTAATAGATGCAAACTGGTCTCAACTGGAGTTTGTACGTGATCCGAGCGTTATAGAATACGACTACGGCTCAGGCTACGGTTTGAGTTACGGTCGAGGGTGGCAAACTTACGTCTATGAAAGCGACCCCAACGAGCTTGACGTTGAGCCATTCCTAGATCTGGTCAAGGATCATCCAGAGCCTGTAGCTAGGATGCTAGCCGACTACTTTAGTACCCATATGGATCTACTAGAGGAGCTGTACGAATACGGCCTGAGAGACGACGACAAGGGTTGGCTCAATAGGTGGCTTAGATAAATCAATCGGGCAAGCTCTAGGGCTTGCCCCTCAAACTGGAGGGTAAGAAAATCACTAAGAACGACAACGAAAAGAAACTTGCGGAGGCTAGACTTAGAAGGTTAGCCAGAGCGCGAGCTATTCAGAAGTCCAAGAGGCGGAGAGCCACTTGGAAACTTAGATATTTAACCGAGGATCGTTTCTGGCTTCCAGCTAGCTTTGATATCCTCTTTCCTAAACAAGAGCCAGAGCCTAGATATCCAGACTGTAGTTTGGCTAGCGTCTCTTGCCCAGACTGCGACCTGTTCGCTAGCTTAGGGGAACGCTGCCCCAGATGCCTAGGGATGGGCGTACTTAACCTTTACGAAGTTTAAGTCTAAGCCCTAAGCTATTGATTTAGCTTAGGGTTTTTACTTTGCCCTAAGCTTAGGTCTAAGCTAAGAGCCGGGCTAAGATCTAAGCCTGGTCCTTAGCCTGGGTCTTAGCCAGGGACGACCCTCCAGTGGAAATTGACCGTAGACCCTCCGATGGAAAATGCCCAAGACCCTCCGATGGAAATAACCCTCCAGTGGAAACAGACTTAAGTGTTGCTTAGGTCTCTTCTAACCTCTAATAGTCTGTAGAAGTATATTTCTTACGAATCACTTAAGATTATTTTACTTTCTAGGTTTCTTGTAGTCAATATTGACATGATTGTTTGTTTACTGTGTCAACTTGTCACACTTGCACCCTCCGATAGAAATTGGTAAAATGCGTGAGGAAGGAGAATTATATGGGTAAGATGAAAACAATTTATACAGATATGTGTATTGAAGCATATGACTGTGGTTACATAGCAGCTTATGGGGGCTACAGTGGAAATAGTGTGCCTGATAGGATTGACGAGTTTAAAGATTACAGAGACGCTTATGAAGATGGTTTTAAAGAAGGTAGGAGAGTACGATGGGCGAAGCAATAATAGCATTACTTATAGTTGTAGTTGTAATAGGTGGCTTTATCTACATTGCATGGAGTGAGTTAACTAAATGAGCGAGCTAACACACTTACCATGTCCTGATAAAGCAAACTGCGGAAGCAGTGATGCCTATTCATTTAATACTGACAAGCAGGTTGGGAAATGTTTTTCTTGTGACCAGTATTTTTTCGATCAACATAAGCCGTTAAAGCATAAACATAGGAGTGATAAAGAAATGGCATTCGACGCAGCAGAAGAAGAGGTTGTAGACCATCAGTACTTGCCCTCAAGGGGTATATCGGTAAAGGTTATGGAAATGTACGATGTACGTAGCTATACTGACGATGATGGTAACCTAACAAAGCAAGAATATATGTATCCGTCTGGTGGTAAGAAGATTAGGGTTATGCCTAAGACTTTCTCTGCTCAAGGATTATCTCAAGACGAGTTGTTCGGTATGAACTTGTTCCCTGCAGGTTGCGCTAAGATCGTAACCATAACTGAGGGTGAAGTAGACGCTCTGTCAGTGCAGGAAATGATGCAAGGTAGGTCGCTTCAGCCTGTGGTTTCTTTACCTTCTGCTACGCCTTCTAAGAGACTGTGGGAGAAGTGTAGAGACTGGCTAGATAGCTTCGAGAAGATTGTATTGAGTGTAGATAACGATGCAGCAGGTAATGCCGTAGCGTCTAAGATCTTCAATATGTTTCCTAATAAGACCTATAGGGTCAAACACGACGTTTACAAGGACGCAAACGACTTCTTAGTAAACAAGGCTAATCGTGAGTTTAGTAATGCTTGGTGGAACGCTAGAAAGTATACACCTGAGAATATTCTAAACACGTCAGAGCAGTTTGTAGACCTGTTTAGAGAGTCACCTGATTACAATTACGTACCTACAGGCATAGAGGCGCTTGATGATAAGATCATGGGGCTCATGCAGGGTCACTTCACTGTAATCAAAGCACCTACTGGTATAGGTAAGACTGAGGTTATGCGTTTCTTAGAATACAATATGCTGCAAAGGAAAGTTCCTTTTGCATCTTGGCATCTAGAGGAAACAAAGTTGCGCAGTGTCTTAGGTCTTGTCTCCTATCATCAAAACCAGAACCTTACACGTAGGGATATCATAGATTCACTTGGTCTACATGATGTAGTAGAAAAGTCTATCAAAGAGATAACCAAGGACGAGCTGTTTTATCAGTTCTATATGCCTGACGGTAGCGACACAGATGATTTTATAGAGCAGATACGGTATCTAAGTCAGGGCTGTGAGTGTAAGTACATATTCTTCGAGCCTATTCAAGATGTAGTCGTAGGTCAATCCGAAGAAAGCAAAGAGCAGCAGCTTGCTGACTTGTCCGTGAGACTATCGAAGCTAGCTGCAGAGCTTAACGTGGGTATAGTTACTATCGCACACACTAATGAGAACGGTGATCCTAAGTACTGTAAGATGATAGGTCAACGTGCATCTGTTATTATAGATTTGTACAGAGATAAGTTAGCTGAGGATGATCAGGAGCGTAACACTACACAGCTAAGAGTTGAGAAGAACAGACCTTGCTCTGAAGAGGGTAATGCAGGTACTCTGTTGTTTGACTCTATGAGTTTTACTTTGCAGGAGACACACTCTTGAAACCTATAGATGATGAAAAGTTACTCGGTGAGATAATGCTTACGTGGGAAATAGGTCAAAT